TAGGGGTATGTCTTTCAATATCCTTTTCTTGGATGAATTTGCTTTTGTTCCCAATCACATCGCTGACTCTTTCTTTGCTAGTGTTTACCCTACTATTACTTCTGGTAAAAGTACAAAAGTAATAATAGTTTCAACCCCACATGGTATGAATCACTTCTACCGAATGTGGCATGATGCAGAGAAAGGTAAGAATGAGTATGTCCCTACAGATGTTCATTGGTCAGAAGTTCCTGGTAGAAATGCCAAATGGAAAAAACAAACTATAGCAAACACATCTGAACAACAATTTAAAATTGAGTTTGAGTGTGAGTTCTTAGGATCCATTGATACATTAATTGCTGCAAGTAAGTTAAAAACATTAGTATATGATAATCCAGTAACCAAAAGTGCTGGATTAGATGTATACCATCCTGTTCAAGATAAACATGATTATTTAATTACTGTTGACGTTGCACGAGGGGTAGGGGAAGATTACTCAGCATTTGTAGTTGTAGATATTACTGAGTTCCCCCATAAGGTAGTAGCAAAGTATAGAAATAATGAAATTAAACCAATGATATTTCCCAATATCATATATGAGGTTGCAAGAAATTATAATAATGCATTTATTTTATGCGAAGTGAATGATGTAGGAGATCAGGTTGCTGCTATTCTAAACTTTGATCTAGAGTATACAAACTTATTGATGTGTTCTATGAGAGGTAGAGCAGGTCAGATAGTGGGTCAAGGATTTTCTGGTAAGAAGACTCAATTGGGAGTCAAGATGTCTAAGACAGTTAAAAAGGTAGGAGCACTCAACCTTAAGGCTATGATTGAAGATGATAAACTCTATTTTAATGATTATGAAATTATTTCAGAATTAACTACTTTCATATCTAAGAGTAATTCATTTGAGGCAGAGGATGGATGTAACGATGACCTTGCCATGTGTTTGGTAATTTATGCATGGTTAGTTGCTCAAGACTACTTTAAAGAACTCACAGATCAAGATGTAAGAAAGAGATTATATGATGAGCAGAAGAACCAAATAGAACAGGACATGGCACCTTTTGGTTTTGTGTCTGATGGGTTAACTGAAGATAATTCTTTTGTAGATCCAGAAGGTGAAAGATGGTATGCAGATGAATATGGAGATAAGGGTGGTGGTATGAACTACATGTGGGACTACATGTAAAAATGCATGTAAGAGTAAGTAATTTATAAATAATTTTAGTAAAAAAAAATTGAATTTTCTATAAGAGGGAAAGACATGTCGCTTAACTTAGTATCACCTGGAACCAAGGTAAGGGAAGTTGACTTAACTATTGGTAGCATTACAGGAGCAAATGAGCAGGTTGGTGCAATCGCAGGTCCATTTGAGAAAGGACCAATCGATGAAGCAATCTTAATTGAGAATGAACAAGATCTTGTCGCTACCTTTGGAAAGCCACTTTCAACAGACGCACAGTATGAGTATTGGTTAACTGCATCTAATTATCTTTCTTATGGAGGAATCCTAAGAGTATTCAGATCAGACGGAACAACACTCAATAATGCGAATTCTGGAACAACACCTTCATCTACTGGAGGATCAACTTTAAAAATTAAATCGTATGATAATTATCAAGAGAATTATACAACAACTTCAAATGAACCATTAACATTTTCATATGCTGCTAAAGATCCTGGCACATGGGGAAATGATTTAAAAGTTTGTACAGTTGATGCTGGTGCTGATCAAAGAGTTTCAATTACTGCTACTAAAGACGAAGCAGCTAATTATGCAGTTGGTTTGGGAGTTACTCAATCAATTGCTGGAGTAGTTCGTGCTGCTGTTGGTACTGGAAATACTTCATCTTATGATGGATATTTGAGAGGTATAGTTACTGGTCTTTCAACTGCAGTTACAACTGGTTCAACAACAAACTGGGATTATACAGTTGATATAAAAATTACCGATTGGGTAAGTGATGCAGGTGTTTCGAGTGTTACTGATTATGGACAACTTTCTTTTGCAACACCAGTAGTAACAAGTGTTCCCACTTCTACTGGTCTTGGAACAACAGAGGGTACTACTGATACTGCATATGATATTACTATCACTGGTATTACTACTTCAAATCTTAATGGAGATGCAAGTAAAGATCTTGCAGTAGGAGACGTTGTTTCTACAGCATCTACTCTTGTAACTGTTCCAACAGGAACTAAGATTGTTTCAATCGGAACATCTGAAGTTACAGTAGATCAAACAATTACTGGTATCGGTACAGTAGGATTTGCATTCACAAGAACTGTAGATACCAATACTAATACAAACGTAATGTATTTTTCTGATGCAGCTCACACTGCTAAGAAAACTGTAACATCTGTGACATCTGTAAAGGATTGGTATAATGAGCAAACTCTTGGATTGACTAATCAAGATATTCCTTGGAAGACAATTGCAGAAAAACCTGGAACTTCTCAGTATGCTTCAGAAAGAAGTGCTAAGAATGATGAAATACATGTCGTTGTCGTTGATGACAAAGGAACTGTAACTGGAATCGCAGGAAACATTGTCGAGAAGCACACTTATCTATCTAAAGCAAAGGATGGAAAAGTTTCTCCAACTGAAAATTATTATCTTAAAGATGTTATTGCACAGACTTCAAATTACATTTATGTTGGTTATTCAACTTCAGGTGCTGCATCTGGATTGACTGCTGGTGCAAGCAACATATTTACAGCAACAAATACTGGAACTACTGGGCAAAATGCACAGGGAGTTACATTTGATGTTCGTGGTGCTGAGACTTATACATTAAGTGGAGGTCAAAATTACACTTCTGCTGGTGGATATGCTGCATCTCGTGGAGACATATTACAATCCTATGGAAAACTTAGGAATCCTGCAGAGTATGAGATTAACTTCATACTTCAAGGACCATCTGGTGGTTCTAATATCTGGGATTCACAAGCAAAGGCAACAGAACTAGTTGCTATTGCATCTGAAAGAAAGGATTGTATTGCTTGCATTTCTCCACATCGTGGAGGTGTTGTTAATGTATCAAATAGTGATACACAGACAAATAATATACTTGATTACTATGATAAGATTCAATCATCATCTTATGCGGTGTTTGATTCTGGTTATAAGTATGCGTTTGATAGATGGAATAATGAGTATAGATATCTTCCTTTAAATGGTGATATTGCTGGATTGATGGCAAGAACATCAATTAATTCCTTCTCTTGGTTCTCACCTGCTGGATCTTCTAGAGGTGCAATCAATGGAGCAATTAAACTGGCATACAAGCCATCACAGGCACAGAGAGATCTACTTTATCCTAAGAGAATCAATCCAGTTATTGCTTCTCCTGGTGCTGGTTTTATTCTCTTTGGAGATAAGACTGGACTTGGATATGCTTCTGCCTTTGATCGCATTAACGTTCGTCGTTTGTTCCTTACTATTGAGGATACGATTGAAAGAGCAGCAAGAGATCAGTTGTTCGAGTTTAATGATGTAATTACTAGGTCGAACTTCTTGAATATTGTTGATCCTTATCTACGTGATGTTAAAGCGAAACGAGGAATCAATGAATATGTAGTTATTTGCGATGAGACAAATAACACACCTGACGTTATTGATTCTAATCAATTTAGAGCTGACATCTTTGTTAAACCAGCAAGATCTATTAACTTTATCGGACTTACTTTTGTTGCAACTCGCACTGGAGTTAGTTTTGAAGAAGTCGTTGGAAACGTTTAATTAATTTACTTAGAGGAAAACATTAATGGCCAACCTAAACATTCCTGCAACGAAGGATAGAACCCTTGATGCATTCAAGGGTAGAATGGTCGGGGGTGGTGCTCGTCCGAATCTATTTGAATGCGAGTTATTCTTCCCCGACGAAGCAATCCCTACTTCATCAACAAGAGATGAAATTACGGATAAAGTTAGATTTCTGGTTAAAGCAGCTGCTCTTCCAGCATCTAATATTACACCAATCAATATTCCATTTAGAGGAAGGAATTTAAAGATTTCTGGAGACAGAACCTTTGATCCTTGGACAGTTACCGTTATCAACGATGTTGATTTTGGAGTTAGAACTGCCTTTGAAAGATGGATGAACTTGATCAACAAGCATGAAGATAATGCAGGACTAACAGATCCTACTTCATATCAGAAAGATGTGTTTGTAAGACAACTGGGTAGATCAGCAGTTGGTGGTATAGTACCAGCAACAGATACTAATGTTCCTGTTCTTAAGGCATATAAGTTCTACGGTGTATTTCCAACTAATGTTTCGGACATTGCTCTATCATACGATAGTTCAGATGTTATCGAA